GTATACGGTGCATCGATGGATTATCTGGGGAATACATATAATTAATGATTGAAGTGGAGTCTTAAATGGCAAAAAAGAAAAAAGTAGAAGAACGAATCAGCGAAGCCTTAAACATAGAACACGATGAGATTCTAGAAGGTGAAGTTATAGATACAGAAATTGTTCCCGCAGAACCAAAGAAAGGCATCAAAGACTTTCATCTCGAAAGAGACTATGATGATGTTCGTGGAAACCTAAAAGAGATTATAGAAAAAGGCTCTGTTGCTATTGACGGTATACTTTCCGTTGCTTCTGAGGGAGATTCACCCAGAGCATACGAAGTTGTATCTCAACTCATCAAGAGTGTGTCGGAAGCAAATAAAGACTTAATCTCCCTTCACAAGTCAATCAAGGAGATTAAGAAGGAAGATTCTTCCTCCAATCAAAAAGCAGGAAGCATCACCAACAACTCGATTTTTGTTGGTTCGACAAAGGCTCTTCAAGATTTGGTGAAGAACCAAAGGAAACAGTTAGAAGATTTAGATAATGCCGAATGAAAATTCATATCTTGGTAATAAAAACTTAAAAGCATCAGATGTTCCGGTAGACTTCACAAAAGAGCAAGTCGAGGAGTATTTGAAATGTGCGGCTGAACCAGAATATTTTATTGAAACCTATGTGCAAATCGTCAATGTTGATGAAGGTTTGGTTCCATTTGACATGTATGACTTTCAACGAGATATCATTAACAAAGTCCACAATAACAGATTTGTGATTGCCAAACTTCCTCGTCAGAGTGGTAAGTCAACAACAATCATTGCCTATCTTCTTCACTTCGTTCTATTCAACCCAAGTGTAAATGTTGCTATTCTTGCAAACAAACTTGCAACTGCAAGAGAACTTCTTGGTAGATTAAAACTGGCTTATGAGCATCTACCAAAATGGATGCAACAAGGAATCATGGAATGGAATAAAGGTTCTATTGAATTAGAAAACGGTTCAAAGATTCTGGCTTCTGCTACATCATCCAGTGCGGTTCGTGGTGGTTCATTCAACATGATTTTCATGGACGAATTCGCCTATATTCCGCAGGGTGTTGCTGAAGAGTTCTTCAGTTCCGTTTATCCTACAATCTCGTCTGGTAAAACTACAAAGGTTCTCATTGTATCAACTCCCAAGGGATTGAACATGTACTACCGAATGTGGATGGATGCAATTGAAGGAAGAAACACCTATGTTCCAATTGAGGTTCACTGGTCGGATGTTCCAGGCAGAGATGCAAAGTGGAAAGAGCAAACAATCGCCAATACTAGTGAGGAGCAATTCCGAACAGAATTCGAATGTGACTTCATTGGTTCTACAAATACTCTAGTCTCCTCTTCTAAATTGAAATCTTTGGCTTATAAAACTCCTGTTCATAAAAATGATGAAGGACTTCGAATATACGAGGAACCAAAGAAAGACCATATTTACTTCATCGGAGTAGATGTTGCAAGGGGAACGGGACTCGATTACCATGCATTCTCTGTTATTGATATCACAAGAGACGATGAACCCTATAAGGTAGTTGCAACATTTAGAAATAACGAACTCTCTCCAATGGTTTTCCCCACAGTAGTTCATTCTCTCTGTAAACAGTTTAATAATGCATATTGCATGGTAGAGATTAACGACATCGGAGGACAAGTGGCTGATATTCTTCACAATGAATTTGAATATGAAAATATTCTTATGACTTCGGTTCGAGGAAGAAAAGGACAAACTCTTGATGGTGGTTTTGGTAAGGGTGGAAGTCAATTGGGGATTCGAACAACTATGGCAACAAAAAGGGTAGGATGTTCAAACCTCAAAAACTTGATAGAAGAGGATAAACTTTTAATTGAAGATTTTGATATCATCGATGAGTTGATTTCATTTATTGCCAAAAGACAATCATTTGAAGCGGATGATGGTCATACTGACGACTTGGTGATGTCCCTTGTTCTCTTTGCATGGTGTACAACTCAACAGTACTTTAAAGATTTGATGAACATGGATGTTCGAAAAGCCATGTACAAGGAAAAATTAGAACAAATTGAAGAAGAAATGACACCATTTGGTTTTATAGATACTGGTATGAGTGACAGTTTTGAACAAGATTCCGAAGGCACTTTATGGAAAACAGTGGAGGAAGATGATGCCGATGGGTTTTTTAGTTGGTAATGAAATACTCAATTCATATACATAATTCAAGAATATATGAAAGAAATATTTCCTAACAGACATAGGTTAGAAAGATCCAAGGAGAATTTACATGGCATTTAAAGTAAGCCCAGGCGTAACCGTCACAGAGAAGGATTTCACAAGCATAATCCCTGCTGTCTCTACAACAAGAGCGGCTGGTGTAACCCGTTCTGATTGGGGACCGGAAGAGTATAGAGTGCTTGTCGCAAATGAAACCGAACTCACTTCACTATACGGAAAGCCAACATCAGACAATTATGAAAACTGGTTAAATATTGCAAACTACCTCAGTTATGGTGGTGCTTGCATTGTTTCAAGAGCAACTACTAGTTCCTCGATGAACTCTGGATTTGGTGGTACTGGTGCATTGATTAAGAATCCAGATGTTTATGATTCAGGTTTTTCTGCCGGTTCTGCACTGTATAGCACAGCAGGAGATACCACATTCTTCGCAAAGTATCCCGGTACATTTGGCAACAGTCTTAGAGTTGCCGTTGTAAATGGTAAAGCAGGACTAACTGCTCATTTCGGAACACACGCAACCAAGGGACTCAGTTCAGAGATGGGTCTTTCGGGACAGGATGCGGGATTGTCAACGATTTTTGCTCGCACAGGTGGTACTGGTGGACAAACTGCCGCGATTGTTGGTGACAAAATCAAAATCGGAAACCTAAGCACAACATTCTTAGTAACTGGTATTACCCACCATAGCAATGGAACCACAATAGGTGTTTCACCTGCGATTAGCAGTGCTGTTGCACTCGGAACAACAGCGGCATGGGAATTTGCATATAAGTCTTATGTTTCCCGACCATATACATCAAGCAATCTAGAGAAACTCGATGGTGGTACTGGAGATCAATTCTCAATTCTCGTCATCGACCAAGATGGAAAATTCACCGGAGTTACTGGTGAAATTCTTGAAGTATATAACGGAGTCTCACTTGCGAAAGATGCGAGAGATGGAGATGGAAACTCAAACTTCTATGTTGATATTATCAACCAAAACTCCAAGTACATTGTTGCAGGTAATCAACTCGTTACCATCGCCGGTGGTGGTGGTTCTGGAGGAAACTCACCAATCGCTGGTGCAGGTGGAACTGGAACCATCTTCGGAAATGTTGAAAGAAAATACTACGATGGTACTTCTGGAGCATATGGAGCAACATCAAGTGATACAGAGTTTCTAACATCATACAACTTGTTTGCTGACCCAGATACAGTTGATGTTTCATTACTCTTAACTGGTGCCGCTTCACCTTCACTTGCAGGAAATGTCATTGACATTGCAGATGCAAGAAAAGACTGCGTTGCCTTTGTGTCTCCTGAACACGATGACTGTGTTAATGTAAATTCACTTTCCACTCAGGTAGAAAATGTCAAGGACTATAGGAACAATCAACTCAACAAGAGTAGTTCATATGCATTCATGGACAGTGGATGGAAGTATCAGTATGACCGTCACAATGACCAACTACGATGGGTTCCATTGAACGGTGACATGGCAGGACTCTGTGCAAGAACAGATAATGTCAATGACCCTTGGTTCTCTCCCGCAGGTTTCAATCGTGGACAGATTCGTGGTGTAGTAAAACTTGCCGTGAACCCAACACCTGAAGCACATCGAGATGACCTATACATCGACAGCATCAACCCTGTAGTTTCATTCCCCGGAGAAGGAACAGTTCTCTTCGGTGACAAAACACTACAGTCTAAAGCAAGTGCATTCGATAGAATCAATGTTCGAAGACTCTTCATCGTCATGGAGAAAGCAATCTCCACTGCATCGAAGTTCCAACTCTTTGAACAGAACGATGCGTTCACAAGAGCCCAGTTCAAGAACATGATTGAACCATTCTTGCGAGACATTCAGGGACGAAGAGGTATCACTGACTTCAAGGTTGTTTGTGACGAAACCAACAACACTTCCGCAGTCATTGACGCCAACAGATTTGTTGCAGACATCTTCGTGAAACCAACTCGTTCTATTAACTTCATTCAACTCAACTTCGTTGCTGCCCGTTCTGGTGTAGATTTTAACGAAATTGCTGGAGTATGACAAAAAGTCTTATAGATATAGTAAGGAATAACAAATGAATCACAAGGCACCAATTAAAAACGACACACTCCTTCGAGAAGCATATGAATCTGGAAGGCAGTCCCTGAATGAACAGGGATATTGGGGCAC